TTAGGTAGTATGAAGTCGGGGGTGTAGGTCTTACTTTCGATTAACTGCCATTTTATCTTGACAGTCTCGTAGCCAAAATCTACACCCCTCTTCTTGAGGTCTTCTGATATGACATCCTCCAGTCCAGAACGATAACCATTCTTTATCGCCTGTTGTCGGATCTTACTCTTGGTGGTTGCCATATCTCTGCCTCTTCTCTTCTAAGCCACAACAGCCTAGCATTTTCTATTACTCGTTCCTCATCACCATCGTAGGCTTTGATTACACGATCCCATAGTTCATCTTCTGTATCTGCTCCGTCTAGTATCTTACTAGCTTTCACTTCACCAACTTTCCATAGACCTACAATATTATCAGCTCTATCTCCTGTTAGTATTTGTTTATAGAAGAACTTAATTCCCCCGAAGGGTTCTACCTTAATATAGTCACCTCTAACGATATTGAAATGCCAACAGGGTATCTGTAACATATCTTTGTCTATAGAGGCTACACAAGCCTTGTAGTCTAGTCTGGCGGCTTCCATTGCGATAAGATCATCTGCTTCCTCTCCTTGGCTTATGATAGCTTGGTACTTGCTTTCCATGTGATCTCTGGCTGTTTGCAAGTGTCTGGGTTTCTGAACGCTTTTCCTATTTCCCTTGTACACATGAGACTTAGCTATGTCATGTCTGAAGTTACCTTTACCTGTAAGGTACACAACATAATCAAGTCCAATCTCAGGGAATAGTACAGTCTTATCTAAAATGAACTCGATGAGATCGTCAACTTTAGCTTTAGTATCTGACAATCCCATCTGTTCAGTGGAGAAGGCCGCACGATAAGCAATTATATCGCCATCAATTAGTACCTTCCCCATGTCCATTTAAGTGTCTCCCCAGATCATTTCACCATCTTCACATTCAAAGCCTACAGACTTTACGTAGGTGAAACCAAAGGCGTGTGCGGCTTCAGCAAATATCTGGGCGAGTTCATGGGCTTCTGTAATATCGTCCCTGTTTAAATCAACACTCCCACTGTAACCATCTTCTTCCTTTTCCATATAGGCATTAACACTTATTCTCATACTCTATTCCTTATACAATAAATAGCTCGTCATCTTCTGACACAGCATTGTTAGATTCATATGGTACGTGATCTGTTACACCTACGTTAAGTAGACGTACACCTGCACCATTAGCATACACTTCAAACTGTACTTTAGCTTTAGTGCCATTACCTAGTGGACCATCCTCAGAGAAGTTCCATAGTCTCTTATTCTCACGCCCTTCAGTTAAGTTAACTACTGTAGGTGCGCCACCATAATCAATCGTGACAGGTTCACCATTACGATCAGTAAAGTTCTTTACATCAGAAACCTTACGTTTGACCTTCATGTATTTACCTATACCAAGGTCTGCATTACCTTGTCTTATCCTGTCACTATTCATAGGATGTAGGTCTAGACCCTCTTTCTCTAGGTGTCCTATTTGTGCTTCTTCAGTGAAGTAAGCATTAGTAATAAACTGTCCACCACTCTGATGTACTGCTTGTGCGGCACGAGGTCCATCTGGACTACCCATATCTGCATTTTCTGGAAATACCTTAGCGTATTCTAGTATCATATCCATTGTGTATTTAGCCATGTCGAGTTCCTTTCGGCTGTTGGTACTTATATATAACGTCTAAATTTGCCAATATGCAAGGTAGACAAAAAAATAAAGTTAGTGTATGTCTGCGTAGCTTTTACCGAACTGTGCATCCACACCTAGTGGCACGTTAAGTTCTAGCTTTTCATTAAGTTTTTCAATAGCTTCCTCCATTGTAGTCTTAGTTTGTTCTTCTTCTCCTTCTTGTACGAGTGCAATGATTTCGTCGTGGAATTGTCCGATGGTTTTAATTCCTCGTTCACGACATAAAGATACCCAACTGTCAAAACAAAATACTCCTGTTCCTTGATTTAATGTAGAGAAGCGATCCTTGTCACTCCTTAGACTGTACCAAAATTCTGATACAGGGTTGTATAGCCATGTAGAGCCAAATAAGTCCCTTGTACGGGCTGTACTAGCTACCTTATAGACTGACCAGTTTCGTGACCAGAAGGCTTCTAAGAGCTTCTTTGCGTCCTTAGTGGGCATCCCAGTGTTACGAGATAGAGTAGAAGCACCAACACCATAAGTAGCACTGTAGTTAACTACTTTGTAATTCTTACGGAGGGCTGATAGAGACCTTTCTCCACTGTTGTGTTTGTCTATGTCATCTTGTGTAACAACTCCTGCGTGTTTAGCTAAGTCTAAGTGTGGGTCAAACCCATCTTTAGACATCTCTTCTACATACTCAGGGTCTAGTGGTTTCATGTAGTGACGTTTAGTTGTATCCTCTAGTGAGGTCATGTCAGCACCACACAATGTATAACCTTCTGGACAAGTCAAACAACCTCGTATCTCCTTACCATATGGCTTATCTACAGCAGGTAAGTTAACAAGAGGCTTGGCATGTTTGAACCTAAGAGTGTTAGTTAGACCTGCTATGTTGGCTTGTACGTAACCATTTACTTGTGAGTTAACCATACTCTTTATAACACCTATGCGATGCGACAAAACAGATAGACCTTCGAGTAGACTAATAGCAGGTTCTATGTCTGATAGTTTCTTTACTGATCCACATAGGTCTGCATCCTTACGTACCTGCTCTAATTTCCTTGTATCCCCTGTTGTCTTATCAGTCAGATACTTGAAGGTACGTGGTTTCCAACCTAGAGAGAACAACCAATCCTTAACTTGGTCTGTACTGTTAGGGTTAGCTCTTTCTTCTCCTGTCTTAACTGTTAAAGACTGTGTAGTCTCTGATTGTTTCTGTTCCTTGCATAATGCAACCCACTTCTCTCCGTTAGATGATAACGACCCATCCTTCTTGTGCATAACCTTTGGTTTGTTACGTACTGCTGTAACAATCTTACGTGGCATAGCATCAGCAAGTAACTCTGTCTTCTCTGCCTTTAGCTTCTCCCAGTCAGCTAGATGACCTTCTGCTTTCTCTACATCCAATTTCCACTGAAGGGTCTCCTGCTCTCTAGCACACTCCATCTTGAATGTCATGTAGTCAACAAGTCTATCCTTATTTTCACTGAGAGGGTATAACTTGTCTAGCTTAAGGTTTAGGTCACGCCAAAGTCTTGTGTTGATCTTAACGTCTTCCTCACACCTATGCTTATATTCCTCTGGAGACAAACCTTCCCAGTCATCAATCTTAGGTTTAGGCACACCATACATTTCACCATACTGTGCTAGTCCATGCTTCTGTAGGTGATGGTTTATGTACCAAGCTATAGGCAACGTATCTATAATCCTAGCCTTGATCTTTATGTCTAGGATCTTTTCCACTACAGGTACATCATACCTAACTATGTTGTGACCTATCAATGTATCAGCATTGAGAAAGAACTCACGCATCAATTCATAGTTGTGGGTAGAGTGTAGATAACCATCATCATCCATCCACGACACAACGTGTATCTTTGTAGGGTTAAACCCATCTGTTTCTATATCAAATACTTGCATTATTTTCACCTCTTACTATACCAGTTATTTTAGATTTAGTTCTACCAAGTAAAACCTTAGACACATTTCTTCTATCTAGACCAACTACCTCTGCTATCTCATAATTATTTAAATCTAACACCTCGCGTAAATTAAGAATAATCAATGCCATCTCATCAGATATATAAACTGGTAAACTTTTAACACCTTTTTTATGTAGTACGTTTTGAGATCTTGTAACCCACCTTAAGTTAGAGTAGTGATTATTTTCTGGGTCATGGTCTATGTGATCTATTAAAGCTCCTTCAAACCAACCTTCGCAAAATAATTTTCCTACTAATCTATGCACATAATAATTTTTACCTTGAATACCTATTCCCTTGTATCCATTTCTCTCCCAACCAAGTGTAATATTACCGCAAGGTCTTTTTATTCTTCCAAAACTGCTTACTTCATGGCTCTTATACTTCTTCCAGATTTCTTCACTCATAATATTTCCCTCAACATAAATGTATCTAAGTTAAATGCTAACTTACCTGCTTGTCCTTCTTCTGAACAAGGTCTGTTCTTCTCTACCTTCAGGTAAGTCGTGTTACGTTCTTCTATACTCTCAGCTTCTTTGTCTCTATGCAAGTCTATAATAACAGACGCACGTTGACCAATCATCTTACAATACTTTGGATCTCCATTCTCATTAGTGTGGGCAATAGTTACAATACCTACGTTTAACTCTGCGGCTAACTTAGATAGTCTTATAGATAAGTCAGCTAACATAGCTTCTTTACTTTCTTCTGATGTACCTACAACTACATCTTGTATAGGCTCAAAGAATACAAACTTACAGTCACATGCCTGACTAAAGAATCTTATCTGATCTATCAGTTCGTCAGTACCTTGACCATCACCTAAGTAGAACTGATAGAAGTTCTCATCTTTAGTTAAGTTACCTATAGCTTCACGTACAAGGCTGTCTGCATCTTTCTCATCAATCAGGTCACGTCTTGTTAGGTTGTCGCCTACCTCATACGACACAAGACCTAGTAGAGATCTTAGCTTTGTTTCCTCTAAGTGCCATGCGGCAATAGGTATACCTTGTTGCAACATACTATATTCCATGTAACGCATAAGCTCAGTCTTACCTATACCTGTAGGAGCTTTAAACACTGTGAAGTGTCCTTGCATCAAACCTAGTATCTTTTCGTCTAATGCTTCTATACCTGTCTTGTAGTAGACATGCTCAGGTGTATCCTCATACAGCTTAAGAAACTGGTCAGAAGTATTTAGTATGTTCTCAGGTGTGTGCTTAACTGGATTCCACCATAAGCTCTTAAAGTCTGCACTTCTACCTGCCTTTAGAAAATCATTAGCATCCTTAAAGTCACCATGCTGTACGCGATATATTTTGTTAGGGAACAACCTAGCCATACGATCAGCTAAAGCATTACCTGCCTCATCATTATCTACAGACAACACAATCTTCTCAAAGCTACCTAACCAGTCTTTACAGTTCTCCCATAGCTTCTTAGAGGGCGTAGCTGATGGTAGTGATACAACAGGGTTAGTATACTGCTTACCAAGCATCTGTGCCGCTGACAGAGCATCTAACTCGCCTTCTGTTATTGTTACTATCCTACTACAACCAGCAGGAAACAAATTCATACCGAACAACTCATCACCTTTAAAGCCACCCTTAGCATAAAAACCTTTCTCTTGTAGATTACGAACTTTAATTCCTCCAGACGGGTACACGTACTCTTGTCTGTCTTCGTATGTTAGTACATTGAAGTCTTGCATTGTACCCTGCAAAATCCCTCGTAGGGGTAAGTGGCGACCATCAGAGATGTTTTCTATTCTCTTAGGTGTAAACTCTGTTACATTCATACTATCTCTATTTTTCTTTGGGTAGCTATCATTAGCCCACTCATGTGTTTCATTTATTGATGGGTAGTGAGTACCACAAGAAAAACATTTACCAACCTTCTTCTCAGTATGGTAAGAGAAAGCATCACTAGAACCACAAGCCACAAAAGGGCAACGTTGTTTTGTTAAATCGGGCATACTTACGTTTCTTTCTATTAGTAGTTTGTACTGGTAAGAGTAAAACTTATGTTTATACTTACGTTGTCTATTTATCTATAACGTCTAAAATCATAAAAGTGCAAGATCACAAATTGTTACAAGTTTGTCACGTATGTTATTTCTTATCTGTTCTACAGCTTGTCTAGACACATTTAACACTTTAGAAGCCTCTGTTAAGTTATTGTTGTTATTGTATAAAACTATAAACAGCTTCCACTCTTTAGGTGAGAGTTCTTTCTTTAGTACCTCGATAGAATTCTTTAACTCATAAGAACCAAATAAATCTTCGGCAGGTATTTGCTCCTCCTCTGCGTCTACATATTCTATGTTGTCATCTTTTACAGCTTTACGACCTGCTCTACTTTTAGGATAAGATAAGTTAGAAGATCTTACGTTTAAGTAGTTAGACATTTCGTCTCTGGCTCTGTAGTACATCTTGTGGGGTTCTATGATACCCTCAGCTCTCATGTTTAAGCATAAGACTACACCTTCAGATACTATATCGTCGTAGTCCTGATGGTTGTAGTACTTACTGGCTAACCTTCTGCACATATCCAGTATCTCTTGATTATCCATCATATAAACAACCCTGTTACATATAACATTGCCTTAACTAACACGAAAGCAGTGCCAACAAAAGATAGTATTACCATAGCTAGTAATGATATACCAAACACCATTGCTTGTCTCTTCTCTTTATTCTTCTGTTCTGTATTCCTGTAATATGGTTTATAGTTTTCCACTGTCATGTTCTCCTCTTGTTAATATGCTCATTTACAATATCACGCTTAAATCTTATCGCTTCTGATACTGGCTCTTTAGAATATATGATGTCGTTAAGTCTCACAACTAAATCACTCGTAAGTATAAAGTCACCATGTAATTTTAACTCTCTCATTAGAACATAACCTTTCCGTCTAATATTAATGTGTCATGCCAAGCCTTAGTCTCAGCTCTTAGTGCATAGAAGCCTGTCTGCTTAGCTATACTATTAAGTTCTTCTAGATCAGACCTTATCAACCCTAAGTTCATAAGCTCCATTTCCATTGAGGGGGGTAAAGACATATTATACCTCTTTCTTTCTTTCTTCTAGTAGATTCTCAAGGTGTCTAATCATATTTATTTTAGTTTCTTTATCTACAGACTCCATAGTAGCCTTAACTAGCCTATGTATTATATTACCGCTTAATACAACATGCTTATAATGCTCATCTCCTAAAACTGCATGGTGTTTATAACCACTTCTGTCTGTTGCATTTACATATACTTCTGTATAATGAGGTGTATCTTTTAAACAAAACATCTCTTTAGGCCACTCGTCTTCTCTACTATCAAAATCATATACTCTAACTACCATGTTATACCTCGTTACCTAAACCAAAGATACGACGACCACCTGCTACAAAACCTAACACACTGTCCACATTAAAGCACTTGTAGCCTTGCTTAGTCTTCAGTGTGATGTACCCTGCCTTGCGTAGTGCTTCAGCCGCTATACGACCTCTCTCATTGCCTTTGAGGCCCTTAATAACATTCATACGACCAGTGTATGTACGTTCCTCATTGTCTTTAGTTAAGAACTTAACTGTGATAAACTTGTTTTGGTTCTCTGATAATACGTTAGTAACCATGTTTGTTGGTAAAGTCATTATATACTTCCTCCGATTTGTCTATTAATTTCCACTGGGAGGGTATGTCCCTCTTGTTCTACTACATAACTCCATTCTGCTTCCATGTCAATAGCATAAGGTGGCCTCATATCTAACGCTGTTACATTAAATGCAACAAAGATAGAAATACCTAACACGCCCTTTTCTATCGCATAGGTGTTATTGAAGTATCTAGCTCTGTCTTCAGCTTCTTCTAAGGTATACCTATGACCTGTATCAAGTCGTATGCAACCATGCTTAGGATGTACACCTGCTACTATGTATACTCTGTTTTCTTGTTTACTGCTCATTATTATTATCCTTTTAAAACAACTGGTTATCTATGGTTTGCTGTTCGTAGCACTCTTGACATATATCAAGATCAGTAAGCTCCTCAAGATCTACAGGTTGCTCACAATTAATACAGAAGATCTTATTCTGTTCTAGCTCTACTACATAATTACCTATCTTACTCATTATTATTCTCCTTGTTAAAATCCTCATCAGTATACAACGTAGGTATTCTTATACGCCTTACAACCCCGTCCTGATGCTCTTGTAACATTGACTCAGCAAAACTAATACGACCTACACCAACAAAACCATACTCAGTGGCATCTTCATACGCCACATGATATACTTCTATTAGCTCTACATATAACTCGTGTGGTATTTCATTGTCTAACAAAGCCCTAGTTAATTCTATCTCTGTCTTGTAAACTTCATTTCCACTGACGGGGGTAACAAACTTACCACTAGAATCCAAATCTGGTATCTTATCGCCACTCATTATTCATTCTCCTATCCACTCATAAGCATTTTCATTTACATACGACTTAGTATCATCAAGATCATTTAGTTTGTCTAACTGCTTTCCTGTTAGCTCTACACCATTGAATGTAGCTGACTCTACATACGCATCACAAAAGTCTGGATAGTCATACATATGTACGTCCCCTAGTGTAATGTCGTCTAATTGTTTAATGTTCATTGTTATTCTCCTTCTCATAAATATCGTGTGCCATCTGGCAAACCTTATCGTCTACTTCCATCTCATACTCACCATTGTTAACAAGTATCCAACCTGTCATGTTATAAGTATCAGGGCAAATATCTATAATGTCAAGATCCATTTCCACTTGACCATAATCTAAGTAATCAAAGTAAACTCTTGTGTCTACATGATTTCCGTATGTTGCTCTTGCTACGCTCATTATTACTTACTCCTTATCTTTTGTGCTACTTCTTCATACTGCACTAAATCTAGTAGATCGTCAAGTTTATTCTTAATCTCTTTTAGATCGTCTCTTATAGTGTCCACATCAAACTTGGCCTCATCAAGATAGTAAAACAGATTGTTTATTTTGTCTTGCTTTGATATACTATTTTCCCCCTTGGGAGTATGGTTTACATTTATACCACGATCAATGTCAGCTTTACAAACTTCTGCTTTACCTACAATAGTGTAAACATCTGATGAAATAGCTTCTATCTCTTTAATTATTATTTCCATTTTATTATTCCTTATTTCCACTGAGGGGGTCTATACGAATCACTATATCATTTTCCATCGGAGGGGTCAACTCTTAATTTCCACTGGAGGGGTATGGCTAATTTCGCTGGAGGGGTCACTCTCATTTTCCACTGGAGGGGGGTCATTTTCCACTGGAGGGGGTATGTTATACTATAACATTGTGTGATATAATTACATCTTGACGTGACATATTTGCAACGTGATATAAATGCAACTGATTCTATATTCTGTACTTTATCTATTGACAGTGACATAAATGCAACACCCTTGACGATTCGTTTATATATGATTCGATTCTATTGCGGTATAAATACAACATCAACCAATTAATTTAAATAAATAGCTTGACACCTAGATTCATGATTCGAATCAAATGTTTTGATAGGGCGTCAGTCCATTTTACCGCGAATTTTATTTTGAGTATATAGACAATTTTGCATACCTGCTATGCGTCCAGTGCATACTACCAGCTGGTTCTATGCGTTCAGTGCATATTAGGTATGCGTTCAGTGCATAGATATGTTTTGATTCGGCATCCCCCATTTTTACCACGAATCATTAATTTTTGTCAATCCACCTTGGAACGCTCAAATTAGTCTCGTGACGGCCTCTAACCTTCTAGGCTATGCTACTATATAAAATTGATTCGGCGGCGTTACAGCGTGTCAACCCCTTAAAACTACATATATTTTTGCATGTTTATGATTCGTTCCCCTTGACAAGCCTTTGTTCATGATTCGTTCCGCGATCTATATTTTTTGCTTGTTCCCTATTTGTTCTACTTGCATTAAAACGAATCGCAGGCTATATAATAAGGACAGTTTAACAATGGCTAAGGAGGCCGAATCAATGAATAATCAAAATCAATCAAACCTAGTTCTTAATATTAGAATGTCTGGAGATACTTTAAAAGAATATGGCCTGCTAGCTTATCATAATGAATTAAGTGAACATTTAGAACGAGATCACGACTCTGATTATTGGACAAGAAGTTTCGAGGAGGAGCTGGTCAAAATGATGAAATTAATCAAACGTTATAACGACGAAGTTAAGGAGCTAGTTAAATGATTAGTTTAATATCTGGCCTAGTGGTCATTACTTGCATCATCTTAATTTTATTCATGGAGAATAACTAATGTCTTTATTTAACACACCAGAATCAAAATCAGATCTACAAGCGTGGATTGCTTCAACTAATGAACCTATGGCAACTATTGCCGCAGGTATGACAGAACAATTTATATTGTCACAATGTGAGTTCAATAAACTAATCCCTATTATATCAGACTCCTTTCTAACCAAGTCATTACCTAGTGATTTTAGTGATTTAGAATGTTATGACATTTACGAATTCATTGAGGAACATATGGAAGAGGATTTTGAGCATATGTTGCCCGAGTCAATATTTGAGATGATCGAGAACATCGCAAGTAATATTCATCATAAAATAAGGAGGGCAAAATAATGGAGCAACTAGTAAAGAATATAATTGCTACTCGTAGGAAAGCGACTCTTGATGATATTGAAAGCGGTATTGGATGGTATGCAACGGCTCAAAGAAATTGCTTAGATATAGCGGAGTCTTTTAGTGTACCTCTTAATATTGTTGTAGGTGTTGTCTCGGCGTTATCACCAAACAATAAATGGTCTAGAAACATTGCCAACGCGAATGACCTTATAGGCGCGTTTATTAATGGTGATGCAATAGAGTCGGTTAAAGTATCCACCTATAACGCTATGAAACAAAAGGCTTGGGGTATACTTGAAGATATGCCAACTGATAACGACACAATTATAAAGATGTTAAACGGTCAAAAGATTATATCGTTTTATAAGTGTATCATGGATCTTGACGCTTGCTGTATTGATGGTCATGCTAGAAACATTGCTTATAATGAGCGTATAGGGTTAACAGATGATAGAACAAACATAGGCATACGCGAATATAGAAACCTAGTTGACGCATACATACAAGCATCTAAACGTTGTAGTATAATTGACAATGGCAAGCGTAGAAAATTAAAGCCCTATGAATTACAAGCTATTACTTGGACGGTGTGGAGAAAGCAATGGGGTATATCATAATGATTAAACAAGAATTAAACATACTACATGAATACCGCGTTAATATATATTCATCTGGAAAGCTATTTGCGTATTACATTGAGAAGAGTCACGAACTAGCAATTCAACGACTAGCCAAGTGCAAAAAGCAATATCCCTATTTATCTTTTGATATAGGCGGAGTCACATTATGATACGTTATAAAGCCAGTCTTGAAATAGGATTAAACGATCAAGAACCTATTATAATTTATTTATATGCTTATTCTATGGATCACGTAAAACATATACTAAAAGACTATTTTATAATCGGGATTGTTAAAGTATAACCTAAAACAGTTTAAATAGACTCCCAACTATACCTTAGTATTTATTTACTAGGGTATTTTTGTTTTACTTCAATAGTATAACTTGTGAATGTTATGTTATATTATAACACTTGTATTAATACATTGCCCTTAAACGATTCGTTATAGTGCCAGCCGATTCGCTCCTCTCGTCAAGGAAAAACTTGTGTCAAGTCCTTTATTTTTATGCGTATGTACGATTACGCTTGACATTTTCATTGGGACCCTCTGATTCGTGGGGGTGATTCGCCGCCGACCGTGGTAACACACTACATATCCGAAAACAAAAAAAAGTTAGTGATGCGTCATTGTGTCACAGAGAGCGCGTCTATTACTATACTACACAGAGTCATTACAAGAGGGCCACCCCAAAGAAACAGGACATGCGCTACCCACTTAAGTGAGGGACAACAAAAAAGATATGTTAAATATCAACGACTTATAAAATAGTTGTAATACTTACCTTGCACTTTACGTATTTTAGACGTTATATATAAGTAAGAGGTACTACTTAAGTTTCCCACTATCTGTTTACACTACTTACTGTTTACAGCTAACTGGTTTGAGAAACATAAGTGTATACGTAAGTATATACGTAAGTAGTAGCCAAACAGTTTCCATACTCAACCATGACGAACCTTTCCACTTAACTGAAATAGATGTGGTCATGCCGATGAGTTGTATATTTATAGAAAGAATTTATTATGGCTATACCTGCTAAGAAGTACAGTGAAGTTATTGCTAAGAAGGTTGTAGCTGGAATAAAGAATGGTGTTGCAGTTAGAGACATACTTGGATCAATACAGAAGTATCAAGATGCTCCATCTAGCACAGCAACATTCTATAAACTATATGGCAATCTAATAGCTGAGACTAAAGCTGACATAGTTGGTGAGATAGGTAACGTAGTTGTTAATGCCGCTAGAGGTGGTGACTTTAAAGCCGCTGAGTTCTTCTTAAGATCTAAAGGTGGTTGGTCGCCTAACAGTACTGTAAACGAAGTAGAGCAAGATGTTGACCCCGACTTAGATGAGAGTGCTATAGACAGTTTGATGTCGCTACTAGGGAAGTAGCACCGCTACGCAGTGAAACGGAAAGAACAATCCCGATGAAGAGACAGATAACGGCTGATACACTAAGAGAGCTTCCAACAAGTAAAGTCAATGAGTTGTTTGAGGCACTAGGACCACGTAAGGTTGAAGAGCTAAAGCACGACTGGAGCTTCTGGGCTAGAGACAATCAGTTAGCTCCAGAGGGAGATGACTGGAATACTTGGTTCATTAATGCTGGTCGAGGTTTTGGTAAGACACGTTCTGGTGTAGAGTGGGTAAGAGAACAAGTTAAGGGTGGTACTAAACGTATAGCCGCAGTAGCTTCTACTAACTCAGACATAGAACGAGTTATGGTTAAGGGTGAGAGTGGCTTCCTATCGGTATGCTGGAAAGGTGATAAGACCTATGCTGGCAAGAAGATGGGTTTCCCTGAATGGTCGCCAACAAAGAGGACACTCACATGGGAGAATGGAGCGCAAGTACAGTTCTTCTCCGCAGAAGAGCCAGAGCGTCTTCGTGGTCCACAGTTTGAATTAGCTTGGTGTGACGAGACAGCCGCTTGGAATAAAGATATGGATACTTGGCAGATGTTGCAGTTCTGTATGCGTCTCGGTAAACATCCTCGTATCATGGTGACTACTACACCTAAGCCAACTAAACTGATACGTCAGATACTAAAAGATCCTAAGACTACTATTACTACAGGGTCTACTTTTGATAACTCTGCTAACTTAGCTAAGACATATCTAACTGCTGTTAAAGAACAGTATGAAGGTACTAGACTAGGTAAGCAAGAGCTTTACGCAGAAGTCTTAGAAGAAGCTCAAGGGGCTTTATGGACAACTGCCATGTTGGATGACGCATCTGTTAAGTTAGATGACGTGCCAGACCTTTCCCGTATTGTTGTAGCCCTTGACCCTGCTGTCACCTCTAATGCTGAGAGTGATATGACAGGTATTGTTGTAGCAGGTATAGACGTTAATGGCATAGCTTACGTATTAGGTGATTACACTGACAGACTATCCCCTCAAGGATGGGCATCAAAAGCAATCGAATTATATTATCATCACGAAGCTGATCGTATTGTCGCCGAGGTAAATCAAGGTGGTGATATGGTCAAAACAACTATACATGGTGAAGATGACACAGTACCTTACAAAGCTGTCCGTGCATCTAGAGGTAAATTTGCTAGAGCTGAACCAATATCTGCACTCTACGAGCGTGGACTGGTCAAGCATGTTGCAAATCCTAAAGATAACGCTTCACTCAACGAACTAGAAATACAAATGCGAACATGGGAGCCATTAGGGTCGATTGGATCTCCTGATAGATTAGATGCTCTGGTATGGGCAATCACTGACCTCTCACTTAACGGATACACAAAACCTAAACTTTCCCTCGCTTATTCTAGTGTAAAGGGACTTTCACGTTAACTATAGAAGTATTATTGTCATGGTAAAGAAACTCTCAGAATCAAAAGCTAAATCTACATTAGGAGTAGCTGGTGATAACACATACAACGGTCAAATCCGTGCTGACGAGTTCCTACCTGAACTTCGAGGTAAGAAGGCAATACGCAAGTATCGTGAGATGCGTGATAACGATAGTACTATTGGTGCTGTCATGTATGCTGTTGAGCAGATCCTGAGAGATGTAGACTTACACGTAAAAGCAGTAGACGATAGCCCTGAAGCTATAGTAGAGAAAGAGTTTGTTGAGAGTATCTTAGTTGATATGGAACATTCTCTTGATGACCACATAGCAGAAGCTATATCTAATTTGTCGTATGGCTTTAGCTGGAACGAAGTTATATACAAGAGACGTGTAGGACCAACAGAGAGATCCCCTAAGAAGCACTCTAAGTTTACAGACGGACGTATTGGTGTTCGTAAGATAGCGGCTCGTGCGCCTTGGACTATAAGTAAGTTTGATGTAGACCGTAAGACTGGTGAAGTGTTAGGAATAGAACAAGAGATAGGTTATAGAAACGGCAGAAACTATATACCTACGAACAAGTCTCTTTATTATAGAACAACAAGTTTAAATGGAGATCCAAGTGGTCGTTCTATTCTTCGTAACGCTTATACTTCTTATGAATATCTTAATAACCTACAAGCTATAGAAGCTATTGCAGTAGAACGTGAACTAGCTGGTATCCCAGTAGCTCGTATTCCTGCTGAGTACCTATCAGGTGATGCTTCTGCCGCACAGTCAGGTTTCGTTGGAAACTTACAACAGATCCTTAGAGATGTTAAGTTTAACGAGCAAGGTTACATAATATTACCTTCTGACAGCTATCCAGATAAAGATGGTTCTCCTACTAACCAAAAACTAGTTGATATAGAACTTATGTCTTCTAGTGGTAGCCGTAATATAGACATTGATCCTATTGTTAAGCGTTATCAGCATGACATAGCAAGATCTATGCTTTCCGAGTTTCTTCTACTAGGATCTCAAGGTGGTTCATACGCCTTATCCAAGTCGAAGACAGACCTGTTCCTTCGTGCGCTTGAGAGTTACATCCAAGCAATCACAGATGTTCTCAACAAACAGTTGGTCGAGCGACTGTGGGAGTTGAACGGTCTGAACTATGACATGATGCCAACTATTGAAGCTGGTGATGTTGCCCCACACGACTTACGTGAGATCGCTAGTTTCCTACGTAATCTTAATGGTGCTAACATTGATGTGTCTCAACATCCAGAAGTTATTAGTGATCTTATGGGCATAGCTGAATTAGAATACGACCCGAACATAAATGTTAAGATCGAAGATGAGGTTGAAGACTAATGAGCAATCCTACAAAGATATACAATGATTATGTTAGAGCTAATTTACCTAGCACTATGACTTTCGATTCTACTACTGTTAGATACGACATTAATAATCACTCCTTCTTCAAGTTCAAGAAGTCCAACTGGTATTTTAAGTATATAACCAAGTTTGGATATGCTTCCCTTTCAGCATATGCTGTAAACAACTTTGATCCTGACCTAGTGTTTGACTTCAAGCAGAACTACTACAGGACAGGTGGCACAGAAACTACCCTAAGCCCTGCTGTAACACATACTCGTGCAGGTAATGCTACAATGACAGACTCAGATGGTAAGATCAAATGGGCGCCACATAACCTTTTAATTAGGTCTGAAGAGCTGAATTTGTGGAGTCAATTAGGAACTGGTTCTGTTGTTGTAGACAATGCTGTTGCTCCAGATGGGACAACCACGGCGGCTACACTTACAATCGGCTCTACTACCGCTCTTAGGTATATTCTTTCTTCTGCCACATATACTGCAGGAGATAAAATTACATATTCCTTCTGGGCAAGAAGTGACACTGTAACGTCAATAGGTTTTGGAATTAATGGTGGAGCCTCTACAGGTAACAATGCTATATATGCTAATCGTGCAGTAACAAGCACTTGGAGCTTGCTTGAATTTGAATTTACAATTTTAAGTAGTGACGCTTCGCTTTACTATATAATTGGAAAACAAGGCGACAACCCTGTAAATAACCAATTAGGTGACATAGAAATCTGGCATCCACACACCTACCGAAGTGGCTTAGGTGGAATGGTAAACAACTCAGCAACAGGCAACAGCTACGTCCCAACAACAAGCTCTCCTGTTTATGCACCAAGAGTTGGACATCACGTCTACAATGGCTCTGCTTGGGTTAACGAAGGCGTA